AGAATTACACGAGCTAAGAGGCCCACTTCCCTAGACGTAGAAATTAACGGAAAGCTGGTAAATAAGGCCACTGCAACTCAGACCCAAGAATACCTTGAAGGTTTGTTAGAGACTGACTACAAGTCTTTCTTGGCTTCGGTAGTATTCGGCCAGCACTCCACGTTTACGTTCCTTGATTCGTCACCAGAGGATAAGCGTAAGATCATCAAGAATTGCTTTAATCTTGATGACATCTTTTCCAAGCGAGCATCTGTAAAGCAACTAAAGTCTTCGTATCAGGGTGAGCTAAAGGTCATCGGAACGTTGCTTGCGAACCTTATAAACGAGAAAGATCGTCTTGAGGCAGAAGTTCCTGACAAGAAGTATAAGCTGATGAAGCTACCCAGCTTAGAAAATATTCTAAAAGCTGAATCCAAGATAGTAGAAAATGAGAAACACATAAGAGAAAACCAAAGGGCAGTAAAGAAAGAACGTGACCGTCTTCGTAGAATTAACGACTCAATTAAAGAAGGAATCTACAAGGACGAAAAAGAGTGCCACGTATGTAAGAGCACGTATACAAAGTCTCAGACAAAAGCTGACCTCGACAGTCTCATTGAAGAGTCTAAAGTTCTCAAGTCTCAATTGGAAGATAAAGAGATTCTTATACAAGACTTAAGAGACATAAACGAGACATATAAGCCTAAGATCTCTTCATCTGAGTGGGCCAAATATAATAAGAAAAATAAACAGATAGAAAATGCTCAAGGCAGTATACATAGACTAACCCAAGTATCAAAACAGTTAGAGGAATACGAGTCTAAACGTCTTGAGCTTGAGTCTTTACTTGAAGTTATGAAGTTCTGGGAAATAGCTTTCTCAGAGAAGGGTCTTATTCGCTATATTATCAGGAACATTTTGGATTACTTTAATTTGAGATCTAACGAGTATGCTTCGCTTCTGACCAATGGTCAGTTCTCGTTAGAATTCAATGATGAGTTGTCTGAGACCATTCGCAACAACAACGTGGAGACCAAGTATATTTCTTTATCTGGAGGTGAGAAAAGGAAGGTTAACTTGGCTATAATGTTAGCCCTCCAAGATCTTAGCTCTAAGATTTCGAGAACCGATTGCAACCTCTTGTTCTTCGACGAGGTCTGTGATAACATCGACAATCCTGGTATCTTGGCTGTGAACAATCTTCTCCGAATGTTAGAATCCCAGAATCCAGAGAAGAAAGTTCTAGTGATTACTCACAACAATTATTTACAGGAACTTCTGGGAGACACAGACGCAATTACCGTCAGAAAACAAAAAGGAATTAGTAAGGTTAGTTATGGCAATTAAGCAGTTGGATAGTATCGGTCAAGAACTCTTCATGTCGCGTTACGCCTACCCTGGTGAAACGAAGTATGCGGAGAGATGTAAAGCAATGGCAAAGCATGTTGCTGCCGTCGAAGGCGATGAAGAGATTGAGAAGTATGAGAAGAAGTTTTACGATGCTCTGAGCACGGGTGATCTCGTCCCTGGTGGTCGAATCATTTATGGTTCGGGCCGTAGTCAGCAGAACCTTCTCAACTGCTACGCCATCGAACCTGAGGATACTGTTGAATCCATTGGTAAGACCATTCAGGACATGTATCGCATCTCTTGTGGAGGTGGTGGTATTGGATTCAACTTCTCCAAGATTCGTCCGAAGGGTGACGATATTGGTAATGTAAAGAACTCCGCTCCCGGCTCTGTGTCGGTGATGAAGATGATTAATGAGGTAGGAAACCATGTCAAGGCAGGCAAGAACAGACGAACCGCGCTTATGGCGGAACTTAATGTGGATCACCCTGATCTACTGGACTTTTTGCACATTAAGCTGGATCTCTCAGAGCTTACAAACTTCAACATTTCCGTTGCAATCACAGACAAGTTCATCGAAGCCTGTGAAAACAACGAAGAGTGGGAGTTTAAGTTTGGTAACAAGAAATACCAAGTTTACTCTGCCAACAGAATCTCAAATGATGGCCATTCGGAGATCATCAACATCGTTGCGCTGTCACCAGAAGATGCGGAGAGCCGTGCCAAGCAGCACCACCTTCGTCTCTGGGATGACAGGTTTGAAGACATCCAAGAAGTGAGCTTCAAGGCTATTGATCTGTGGAACCGTCTGTGGGAGAATGCGGTCAAGTCGGGTGAGCCGGGTATCTTCAACCTGTCTCTTACGAACCGATACACCAACATGTCATACTTCCTCCGCATGAACGCCACTAACCCTTGTGGTGAGATTCCGCTGGATTCGTATGCTAACTGTTGCCTGGGTCACGTTAACCTCGCTAACATGGTGAACGAGGAGCGTGATGATTTGGATTGGAATCGTCTCGCCAGAACTATTCGAACTGGTATTCGTTTCCTCGACAACGTGCTGACGGCTAACCACTACCCTCTTGAGGAGTGTAAGATTGCAGGCGATCGCTCGCGTCGTATTGGTCTGGGCACCATGGGTCTGCACCACATGCTTATCAAGCTGGGTGTAAAGTATGGCACCGACAAGTGCATTGAGTTCCTTGATCGTCTCTACACGACGATTAGAAACGAAGCCTACCTTGCCTCGGTTTACATTGCCCGTGAGCGTGGTTCGTTCCCTGAGTTCAATGCTCGCAAGTATCTCAACGAAGAGTTCGCTAAGACTCTGCCTGCGCGTATCCGAATGCTCATTAAGGAGCATGGTATTCGCAACGCTGTGATGCTTACGGCTGCTCCTACGGGGACTGTCTCCATGGTGCATGGTGCTTCGACTGGTATCGAGCCGATCTTCGCTCCGATGTATAACCGTCGCTACCGCGAGGGTAATACTTGGAAGTCGCAGATGGTCCTCGACCCCATGTTTAAGGAAGCTCTTGCTGACGGTGGCGATGGTCGTCACATTGTTGGCTCTTACGATATCACCCCCGAACAACACATGGCTGTCCAGGCGTGCATTCAAAAGTATGTTGACAATGCGATCAGTAAGACCATCAACCTGCCTAATGATGCAAACCATGAGGTCGTTTCCAAGATGGCTCTCAAGTTCGCACCTTACCTCAAGGGCATGACGGTCTATCGTGCTGGTTCAAAGGGTATGGAGCCTCTCGAAGCTCTCCCTCTCACTGACGAAAACATCGCCAAGGCAAAGCAACTTATCGCTACTGAGCAAGCTGAAGCCGAGCGTGTGATGGGTTCCTGCACGATTGACGGGGAGTGTGGGGCGTAATGCCTTACTACAATTACTACTGCTTGGAATGTGAAAAGGAAGAACTCCGTCACATTCCAATCGTAGACGGGATCTACACTGAACAAGTTCTCGTTAGCAGTCTCAGTCAGGAGGAAGCTGATGCTCTTCCTGATTGGGATGACCCTAGAGATTACGAAGTTTATGAAGAGGTTGAGTATGGTAACATGCCTCCTGATGTGGTAAAGTGCTCATGTGGTTCTACTGCTGACCGTCTCGTTACTGGTGCCCCAGATATCAAGCATGGTCGTAACTCTGATCATGCGATGAGAGAACGTCGTAGATACGCTATAGAAGGTATGGATAAAAAACAAGCTGAGACTTTCTACAATGAATCTATCGCTGCTACAAAAGAAAGAGTTAAGTCGGGCCACCAACACTACAAGAAAGTTGTCCCAAACTACAAGGTCTTGGCCGAGCAAGGACAAGTTCGCAAGTTAAACGATCAAGAGAGAGCAGACAAAATTCAAAACTTAAAAAACACAAACCGTATTCTGACCAAAGACGGTACTATCGGAAAAGCAGCTAGGAAAAAGTAAACCCCAGACCTATCATACAGTATGCCCTACCACATCAGCGACAACACTAAGCGTGGTTGTCTCTATCTCCTTAAGAAGGATATTGAGTTCTTCTCGGAGATTGTTCCTCTTCTCAAGCCTGATTACTTCGACTTCCCTGCATACAAGAATGTTTTCTTGGGTGTAAGGAATTACTACGACAAGTATCGTAAGCTCCCTTCTGATGGTGTTCTGCCAGACTTCATCAATGCAAGTGTGTCTGGTGCCGCAGATGCAGGTATAGACTACGAGAATACTATTGCTGAGATCAACACGATTGATAAGTCGTGTCTTGGTGATCGTGAGTTCTTGCTTGATACTGTTGAGGAGTTTGCTCGTCAACGTGCGATGGATCAAGCCGTCCGTAAGGCAATGGTCATCCTTAACGAAGAGGGTGAGATTGCTGAGGTTGAAGAGCTTGTAAAGAATGCACTTCTCGTAAATCGTAACGTAGATGTCGGGCAGGAATACTTTGAAGATGTCCATGCTCGTCTACTTAGATCCTACCAGGAAAGTAATGAGAACAAGATTGGAACAGTATTCACGACTCACGACCGGCACCTCGAAGGGGGCTTGGCGGCTAAAGAGCTTGCTATTGTGGTTGCTCCCCCTGGTGTTGGTAAGTCTCTTTATCTTGTAAACCAAGGTGCTCACGCGATTTACGAGGGGAAGAATGTTCTCTACGTGTCGCTTGAGATGAGCCAGGATAAGATTGCAGGCAGGTTCGACTCGGTGCTTACTGAGATCCGTAATGCTGATCTTAAGAAGCCTCACGCACAGTTGAAGCTTAAGGATCGTCTGCATGAAGTG